CACCAAGAATGAGTAAAAAAGATTTACTTGACACTTTATCAGAACAAGGTGTAATCCGTAAGACTATCAAAAGTGGTGTTGGTGATAATTTGGTTAATAAAACTAAATTGGACAAACCGATTGGAAAGCTCTATACTTTGACAAAGAAAGAAGCTATGGAACAATCACCAACAACTGCACCACCTAAGGTAAAACCTGGTACTAAAGAGAATCCAGGTAAAAGTGATCCATTCAAAAATCCTAAACATCAACCTAAACCAAAGGCTGAAACTAAGGAACAGGCACCAACAACAGCACCACCTAAGGTAAAACCTGGTACTACAGAAAAACCTGGTAAATTGGATCCCTTCAAGAATCCTAAACACCAACCTAAACCAAAGGCTGGAAAAAATATGGTAGATAGTAATCCTAAATCACCTGTAACAAAAATACCTGATTATCTAACATTTGATCAGTTAGGTATCAAGTTCGAAAATAAGTAAGTGATGAAAAAAAGAGTAAACGAACAATCAAATAGAGGAGAATACGATAGAGATACAAGAGGAATGTCTCCTGATATCAAAGGTAAAATGGAAAGAGGGGAAACCCCCTTATCTACTAATCCAGCATTTCCTGATATAAAATCACCAGACGTTCCAGTATCATTTGAGGAAAAAATTGCTTCAAAAAGATTCAACGACGTTGTTGAAAAGGTAAAAAGATATACAGGACAAGAAGATGTTCGAAGTCCAAATGCATTACGAAGTCTACAGATGGCTATGATGGGTGCGGTGAGAGATGTGTTCAATATCCAATCTCAAAATAAGGAATACTTGGAAAATTTGGCGGTCGATTTGGTAAGAAAAGAAATGGGTGTTAGACCTGACCAAATTCAATACGACGCTAAATTAGTTGGTATGGGTGAGATTGATATGTCAGGGTTTTCTAAACAAGGTGAAGAACCCGAGCAAGAAGAAATCGAACAAAATTTCCAACAGAAAGAGGAAGACATTGAAGATTTTATTTCAGCTTTTGAGCGTTTTGACATTGAAAAGGCTAAACGTCGTTTTATAAATGCATTAATCCAAGGTTCCTCAAAAAAAGGACATTATATGTTTGAATTAGTTAGAGACGAATTAGATCGTCTTGATTCTGATTTATTGAATTTATATGGTGTTCTAATGTCTGTGAATGACCTATTATACTGGGTATTACCCGATGAGGCAATGAACATGATGATGAATCAGGGTGGTGTTGCAGGTAAAGAAGAAGTTGATATCGAAACAGATCCACCAACAGTAAAAGCTCGTGGTGTATTCTTTCCAATATTGGTGCACGAACTTATTAAGGGTACTATGGAGATTCTCGGAACTCAGGGTTTACCTGATGACCCAAAACAAGCTGAAATGGTTATGGGATCGACAGATACTTTGGCAAATGAGATTTGGGATTTAAGACTTGGACCTGTTTTATGGGAAAAGTTCATCGAAGCGTATCCTGAAAAACTATTTGATGAAGATAAACGATGGATACAGAACTACCTATTTGCTCGTTTCTCGGCACTTTCGAGTGATGAGTTTTTCAAATTGGCTAAGGCAATTCTGAGAGGTGACTCTAAAGCCACCCAAATCTTGGATAGAATGGTTACGGATATTGTTACCCATCTAAACGAGACTCATAGTGATGAAGATTATAGTGATGATGATGACAATGAAACCATCACACCATCTGACGATGACGATGACAATTTGGATGATTTAGATGACTTTTTAGGTAGTTTGGGTATCTCAAGATCCTAACTACCTAAATGGGACTTAATAGAGAACAAATACTCCTTGAGTATGCCAAGTGTATGAAGAATACTCCTTATACACTTAAGACTTACTTACAAACTTACGACAATACACAATCAAGGTATGTTCCATTGGAATTATTTCCTGACCAAGTTAGATTGGTTGAGGATTATGATAATTACAATGAAAATATCGCCCTGAAATACAGACAGGCTGGTGTATCAACAGTTACCGCTGCGTGGGCGAGTAAAAAACTTGCATTTGCGAGAAAAAACAAACCAGAAAAAGTCTTGATTATTGCCAACAAACAAGACACCTCGATTGAATTTGCAAACAAAATTAGAGAATTTACAGGACAATGGCCTGAATGGGTCGGTATCGGGTTTTCCCCCGACAAGAATGCTGCGAAACATTACAAACTTACAAACGGATGTGAGGTAAAGGCGGTTGCAACATCAAAAGATGCTCTTCGTGGTTATACCCCCACCATTCTTATATTTGACGAGGCTGCCTTTATCGACGCTGATGGTGACTTTTGGGCGGCTTGTATGGCATCCCTATCAACTGGTGGTAAAGTAATCGTTATTTCGACCCCTAACGGATATGATCCGATTTACTATGAAATCTACGATCAGGCGAATAGGAACATGAATGACTTCAAGATTACTGAGATGTTTTGGTATAGGGATCCTCGTTATACCAAAGATTTATATTTGGTAAAAACAAAAGATATTGTTCATTTTTTACTCAATAGAGAAGAATACAAATTAGATGAGGTCATTATAGATTATTCACATGTTGATCCGTATCAGAGGGATTTTGACGAATTAAAGAAAAAGTTCCAAGAAGGTTACACACCTTCATCATCATGGTTTGAAGCTATGGTGAAAAAACTAAAATACGACAAACGTAAGATTGCTCAGGAATTGGAGTGTAACTTCTTGGGTTCGGGTGATAATGTATTTGAATCATCTTTGATTCAAAACATCACGGATAATATGGTAAAAGACCCTACGGGTAAAATGGTGAATGGTAGTTTTTGGATATGGAAAGAACCTGAAATCGGTCACAAATACATTATGGGTGTGGACGTTTCAAGAGGTGATTCTGAGGACTTTTCAACCATTCAGATATACGATTTTGATGATCGTGAACAAGTTGCAGAATATTTGGGTAAAGTACCACCTGATGTATTAGCTGAGATTGCGTTCAAATGGGGAACAATGTATTCAGCATTTATTGTAATTGATATAACGGGTGGTATGGGTGTTGCTACATCAAGAAAACTACAAGAATTGGGTTATAGGGATTTATATGTTGAAGGTGTTGAATATGGTAATAAGTGGAAGTATGATCCAAAATTATTGGATAAGATTCCTGGGTTGAATTTCAGTCAAAAAAGGGTTCAGATTATTGCATCTTTTGAAGAAGCTTTAAGACATGGTATGAAAATAAGATCCATGAGACTCTTGAGTGAAATGAATACTTTTGTTTACATCAACGGACGACCTGATCACATGAAAGGACAACATGATGACTTGATTATGGCAATGGCCATGGCGGTTTATGTTGCAGAATCTTCCTTTACTCAGTTAGAAAAGGTAAACCAACAGGCGAAAATAATGTTGGATTCTTGGGCGGTTGAGACGTATGAAAAACCAAATGAACAATTTTTCAATCCATCTATTCCAAATAAAAATCAGATGAGCAATCCCGCTTATCGAAATCAACCAAGTTTGAAGGAATATAAAGAGTATTTATGGTTATTCGGCGGTATGAAGCGTTGATATATAATAGTAAAGGTGTAATTTTTAAAAGATGGCAGAGAATGAACAAAATTTAACGATATGGCAGAGATTATCCCAAACAATGGGACCCAATTCTTTATTGGGTCAGGATCTCCCCACTTACAAATTCGACAAAAAAGAATTACTACGTACCACCGACCAGGCTGAATACGAGAAAGAAAAATTACAAGCCCGTCAAACTTACTATTTGACACAACAATGGGCCAAGATTGAAAATAACCTATATTCCCAAGCGGTTTATTATGAACCCACTCGTTTGGCATCGTATTACGATTATGAGTCCATGGAATATACCCCTGAGATTGCCGCGGCTCTTGATACCTACGCTGAGGAATCAACAACGGTAGATGAAAACGGATACATGCTTCAGATTTATTCTGATTCACCACGTATCAAATCTGTACTGGGGGATTTGTTCAATAATGCCTTGGATATCAACACAAACCTTCCTATGTGGACCAGAAACACCGCTAAGTATGGTGATAACTTCGTCTTTTTGAAGTTGGATCCTGAGAAGGGTGTTGTTGGTTGTTTACAACTTCCAAATATTGAAGTCGAACGTGTTGAAGTTGGTATGAGAGGTAGGGCCGCCTCAGGATCCTCTATGGTTGGTACAAGTGATAAAGTTAGTAGTCTTACTTTCACTTGGAAAAACAAACAACTGGAATTCAAATCATGGGAAATTGCTCACTTCAGATTATTGGGTGACGATAGAAAACTTCCTTATGGTACGTCCATGTTGGAAAAAGCGAGACGTATTTGGAAACAACTTGTTCTTGGTGAGGATGCCATGTTGGTTTATCGTGTATCAAGAGCACCCGAAAGACGTGTATTCAAAGTTTATGTTGGTAACATGGATGATGCCGATATTCAACCATACGTACAGAGATTTGCTGCTCAATTTAAGAAAGATATGATCACGGATCCAAATACTGGTAACGTAGATATGAGATTCAACCAAATGGCTGTTGACCAAGACTTCTTCATTCCTGTTCGTGATCCATCAGCACCTAACCCAATTGAAACTCTACAAGGAGCTCAAAACCTATCAGAAATTGCTGATATTGAATATATTCAGAAAAAACTTTTGACAGCACTTCGTATTCCTAAAGCGTTTTTGGGTTTTGAAGAAGTTGTTGGTGATGGTAGAAATCTTTCACTTCAGGATATTCGTTTTGCTCGTACAATCAATAGAATTCAGAAATCCATGATTGCTGAATTGAATAAGATTGCAATTATTCACCTATTCCTGTTGGGATTTGAGGATGAGTTGGGTTCATTCCAACTTAGTTTGACTAACCCTTCAAAACAAGCGGATCTTCTTACCATCGACGTGTGGAAAGAAAAAATGTTACTTTACAAAGACGCTGTTATGCCGATTGAAGGTATTGCACCAGTATCACAAACTTGGGCTAAGAAACACATTCTTGGATTCTCTGATGAAGAAATCAAATTGGATCTACAACAACAAAGAGTTGAGAAAGCGGTGTCTACAGAGATTCAGAATACTGCTAATGTTATTACTAAAACAGGTTTATTTGATACAATCGATAAATTATATGGTAATAATGGTAAAACAACTACAGGAACTACTGAAACTGAAGAAGCTGGTATTGACGCTGGGTTTGGAGATATACCATCAGAGGCTCCGGCACCTGAAGTAGGTGGTGAAGTACCGGCAGCAGAATTGGCTCCTGAATCAGTAAATAAAAAGATGAATATTCTAAATGAAAGGGCTGACGATTCAATTATAGATGAAATCGATTTGGGAAAAGGAAGAAGATCTTTAGGTGAGATTGAGAAACAATTGGATAAATTAATTGACTAATATATTTATTAGAAAAGTGTTATAATGAAATTCGGAGAAATTCTATCTAAAATCGAGTCCAAAATGGTTTCATCTTACGTAAGTGAGACCGTTAAAAAAGAAATGGTTAACTTCAAAAAATTGGTTTTGGAGGATAAATCTGTAAGTGGATTGATTCATCTTTACACTGAATTGACAAAGAGTCACGGACTTGATAAAGAAAGTGCCGACATGTATATTGCCGAGTCACTACGTCAGATTGAAAAAATTATACCATCACTGAACACCAAAAATCTTGAGAAATGGGTAAAGGGTGTTGTATCTGAAAATCATTACAAAGATATTGATAATTTGATCTATACAAAACCTACAAATATTTGGGAAGCATTCGACAGTAGAAAAAAATTACAGACAGTATTAATTTCAAAACCACAAATACAAGAAACGATTAATTTACCTATTGAATCTATATTCAAAATTGCTGGAAAACAATTAGAAAATTATATTGAGAAATTGGATGAAACATCAAAGGCTGATTTAGCCAAAGTTTTGATGACAGAAGATACACAACTGTCTGAGGAGTTCAACGAATTGAAAACCAAAACGATCGAAGCTTTGAGTCAAATATCATCTGTTGACGACGTAGACACAAACAATAAGTTACAGGAAACAATCACTCAGATAAAACAAGACGAATATTCAAAGATCAATTACGTAAGACTGTATAGTCTTTACAATAACATTCACTAAATAATACTCAGTCTATATCTTCATTCTTCTTAGATTGAACATAGATAGCTTTAGAAGTCTGTAATCTTTTGATTACGGACTTTTTTGTGTGCTGTTGTTTTTCTCTAAGAATTGTCAGTTGTTTTGTCTTAATGACCTTGCCTTTTAGCACTTTGAGTGCTTTTTCAATATTTCCGTTTTTTACTTCGACGTATAACATATACAAATAAATAACACGATCTTGTTGAAAAATTTGACACAACTTATTTTATCATTATATTTTTATCATAAATAAATCAGATGTATAAAAATACTATATGAAAAAAGGAAAAACCTCTAAAATTATAGGGTTTCCCGAAGCTAAAATAACTTACGGAACAGTAGACGCAAAAAACCTAAAATCAGTATATCTTAACATTCAAAGTTGGGTAACACCTAAAGTAGAATTTGAGAACAACGAACGAGTTGTTTCTGACTTTTCAAAAGCGATAAAAAACTCTGTTTATGAGATGATTGATTTGGGAATTTTCAAACCAAATTATATTGTAGATTTAGACCTAAGAACAAGTGGAATTGTTTACGGTAAAAAAAGTTTTATGAATTTAGAAATTACTTTCTTTATGTCCTGCGAAATTGATTTCAAAGACCCAAAAATAAAGTTTTCTCTAAAAAGAGTATGTAGAGAAATCTATAAGAGAAACTTTATGGAAAACCAAAAATTTGAATTTACCTTATCCAAAAAAGTAAAAGAACTATAGTCAGTATATTTATTACTAAAATAGATATATGAGAATTTTAGCCCCCAACGAAATTGGAAAAGGGATTTTAATTGAAATGGATGCGGGACATATATCCCCGAACGATAATTTCAATAAAGCGATAATCGAGGAATCTAACAAGAATATGTTAGATTATTCAAAACCGTTTGAATTCTACGCCGTACTTCAAAAGTATAATACACCAAACCGTAATGGTCGTGTATATCCCGAGAGAATCCTCAAGAGAGAGGCTGAGAACTATAAGAAGATGATTCAGAAGGGTGTGGCACTCTCAGAACTCAATCACCCTGAGTCTTCCCTTATTGACTTAGATCGTGTCTCTCACGCAATTACAGAGATTTGGTGGGATGGACATATCCTTATGGGTAAACTAAAACTTTTGACCTCACCAGGTTTTCACGAAAGAGGTGTGGTATCTACAAAAGGTGACCAAGCTGCTAACCTATTACGTCAGGGTGTGACTCTTGGTATCTCCTCTCGTGGAGTTGGATCTCTAAAGAAAGTAGGTGAACAAAACGAAGTACAAGATGATTTTGAACTTATTTGTTTTGATTTGGTATCATCACCATCTACACCAGGAGCGTATCTTTTTACCGACGTAAAAGAAAGAAATAATTTCGAGGAGAACTTAGAGGAGGAAAAAATGTCAAGAATATCATCTTCTTCACAATCTACAGGAAAAGGAATGGATCGCTCTATTGACTTATTGAATAAATTGAATCATTATTTAAACAGATAATCTAAAACCAAAAAAACATGGACGAAAAATATTTTGTTGCAAAAATCACTTATGATCTACCCGACGAGAACTCAGGTAAGATCAAAAAAATCAGAGAAGAAAAACTCGTTAGAGGGTTCAACGTTACCGATGTTGAAGCTAAAGTAACCAAACGATACGAAGGATTTCCACACGAATGGAGAATCACCGCAGTGTCTGAAAGTAAGATCGACGAAGTTGTAGAAAAGTAATTTTTACAAAAAATCACAAGAATCCTCCACCAAAAGTGGGGGATTTTTTATTTAATTTCTATTGTAATATGTGAAAAAAAGAATTTTTTCATTTGGGGATATATTTATAGTGTAAAAATTATCATTTAACAAAATGGCAGATAATAAATCTTTAGTAGAAGAAGCACTACTTTCAATGAAAAATTTGGAACAAGTAGTAGCGGAAAACGCAAAAGGAATACTTGCTTCAACAATGAAGGAAGAAATCTCTGAACTAGTAAAAGAGTCTCTTAGGGAGGCTGAACACGCTGAGGAAATGGATGAACAAGAAGAAGATATCTTGGGAATCGAATTAGACTCAGAAGAATCTGACGAAGATGAGAATGAAATGGAAATGGATTTGGACACTGACGATGAGTCGGGAGAAGATGAAATGGAAATCGATTTTGACTCTGAGGAAGAAGATGAACTACCTATCGATCTAACAAATGCATCTGATGAGGAAATCTTGAAGGTTTTCAAAGCGATGAGTGATGAAGACGGAATTATCGTTACAAAAGACGATGATCAAGTTCATATCGAAGACGAAGACGAAGACGTTGAATACATCATCCAAATGGAAGGTGATGAAGACGAGGACGCGATGTCTGAAGAAATGGATGAGCAGATGGAAATGGATGTAGATGTTGAAGACGAAATCTCTGACGAAGAATTGGAAGCAATGATTCAAGATATCTTTAAACAAGATGAAGATGAAGATGAAGATGACGACATGTCAGGACAGTACACCGAAGAAATGGAAGAAGAGATGGATGAGGTAGTCTACGAGATCGAAATGGACGAAGAGGAAGACATGGATGACATGGAAGAATCTGAGGATGTTAACGAAACTAAAATGACAATCAAACCTGTTATGGGTCACTTGAAGTCAGCTAAACTAACAACCAAGGCAGAAACCAAAGAAGGTGCTATTGAACCTAAAGGAAGAGCTAAGGGTGTTGGTATGAATCTAAAACCTAAGAAATTCGAATTCACCGAAGAGGAGATGGAAGAAGGAAAAGATTTTGGTTCTAAGAAACACGAATTCAAACGTAAAACTGTTGATGGTGTTAAGAAAAAGGCTGGCGAGGGTAAAGACGGTCACTATAAGGACTACGAAGGTAAATTCGGTGGTAACAAAGGTGATAAGTCAAAGACTCACCCTGGAAAGAAAGATTACGAAAAGTCTGAAGCTAAAGAAGCTGCAAGAACTTACGGAATGGGTTCTAAAGAGGGTCGTGGTTTGAGAAAAGGTATTACCCCTAATCGTGATTACGTTTATGGTGATAACGGTGTCAAGACAGAGTCGATTAACAACGAAGTTCAAAGATTGAGAGAAAAAAATGAAGAGTACCGTAAGGCTCTTAACGTGTTCAGAGAAAAGTTGAATGAAGTTGCAGTTTTCAATTCTAATTTGGCGTACGCTACTAGATTGTTTACAGAACATACAACTACTAAGCAAGAGAAAATTAATATTCTAAGAAGATTCGACAATGTTGAAACTTTGAAGGAATCTAAGGCTCTCTACAATGGTATCAAAAATGAACTAAACAACACGACTCAGAATGTTGTGACTGAATCAGTTGGTAAGATTGAAAAATCACCAGCATCAGGATCATCACAAAATTTGATCGAGTCAAAAACGTATGAG